CCATTTCTTGCTGCATATAATACAATAACTGATTCAGCTTCTTGTGGCAAATCCTCTATACTTCCAGGACTAGCGTCATACGCTACAGTAATACTAGTATCTATATATATTACTCTACTATCTGAACCTGAAGCACTAGCAGGAAAAGTCTGTATAAGATGATTGTGTAATATGTATGCAGGGTCACTTGTAGTTGCTGCTTCCATATAATCTGTATCATTTACTTTACCTAAAAATGCAGGACTTAATTTTCTACAAGGCATTTGTTTATTACCATTACTAGCATCTTGTCTTAATACTTGATGTATACGTTTACCTTGACTAGAAACAGAATTAGTAAAATCTACGTGTTCTGTAACTCTTTCTAACTTATCTAGTGGTAAATTATCGAGCACCATACGAGCACCGTCAGTTAGCCACTGAGTAAGTGCAGTATTGTCACTCAAACTTCCTGTTAAGTCTTCTACTTGTGTTCCAAATGTTGCCATTATTTATCCTTAAATAGTTTATCCACTTCTACGTGTGGGTCGTTCTTTTCTTTAGTCTTTTTCATATGTTCTGCCATATCTACTTCTCTAAAATTAATTAGGTCTTTCCTAATTGCTGTTGCCATAGGAGTATCTCTTACAACAAACTGAGTGCTCCACCTTGGAGGGTGTGCTCTCTTACCACAAGACCTACAATTAAAATGACCTTCTGGATTTGGTGTATTACAATGCTGACATTTAGCCATTATACTTTGCTAACAACTATGTAAGCAATTCTTGTGCCGTCTAGTTTTACTGCTTTTATATCTACTAGCTTAGCGTCATCGATAGTCTCAATATGGTCATTAATTTCTTTAGCTAAAGAGCCAGTAGCTGTAAAAGCTCTGTCATCTATTTCTTTTATAATAACCTTTGTTTCTGTATCAAAGTTTGCCATTTTTTTCTCCTATATGTTAAAAATTCTTTCAAGCTTTTGGGGCAAGCTATGCCTGCCCCCAGTAGCTTGTACTATACGGTTTATGTGTTGCTTGAACTTGTGCCAGCAGATATATCAGATATATCGTTAGCTTGTCCAATAACTAGCCAGTTGTCTCCGTCACAAATACACTTTACGTGTATGTCACCTTTACCAGCACCTGATGCAAAAACCATTTGGTCGTGAGAAGTACCATTAAATGCTACTTCTGCTTGAGCATCAACTTCTGCGTCAGATACAAAACCTAAGAAAAAGTCAGTACCGTCTAAAGACTGTACTGATACTGTTCCGTCTAGGTTTTCGTTAACCATAAACTCATAATAAACTCCAGCATTGTCAGCAGCGTCAGGTAAGTTAACTAATCTATTACCACCATTTGCTCTTAAGATTACCAATGAACCACTTTGGTCTACTGATAATTCAACTACTGAAGTTGAGTCTTGTACTTTAATAATAGGGTACACTTCTTTTCCAAATGCACCACTATTTTGTTCTAGTATTCTTGCTTTAGCCATTATTATACTCCTTCTAAATTAATTAGATAATGAGACTCTGGTAAGCATACTTCAAGACCAGCTTCGGTAATAATCATATCCTTACGTAGGTCTTCGTCTGCACCTTGTACATTTTCGATAACCTCAGTATCTCTATTCATACCATTACCAACTAATGGTCTGTAGTATAATTTGCTCATATCTGCCATTAACATTAATCCAGATGAGTGACCTCTAAATAGAGGCTCTTTCACTAAGTAAACAGAACCGTGCACAGTATCAATTTCCATTAATTTATGTCCGAAGCTACCTGCTAATTCGTCCATATTTAATCTGTACTGTGAACCATTTGTGCTGTTTTCTGAGAAAGAAGTACCACCCATTTTATTGAAGTATGAAATAACAGGAAGAGAAGCTAATGCTAATCTTTCATTACTTCCACCTCTTGCAGGGTCGAATAGAACTTCAAAGTCAGAAAGCAAGTTGTCATAAGTAAGTTCACCTGTAGTGTATGTTTTAGCATACGCTTTACCTGATTCATAAGATAAAGCATTTGAAGGAGCACTTGCTCCTGCGTCTACAAATGTACTGTTTTTAATAATATGTCCAACTAGACCTTCTGTGTATTGAATACCACCAACTCTAGCTTTTTGTCCAAAAAGCATAGCTCTTTCAATGTCGATTTTATGTTCTCTCATTTTCTGTGCTAATACTCTTTCAAACTCATTAGCTACGCCTCTCATATTTGTAGCCATAGCTGTATTTGTAATTTCAGCTGCTGTTTTGAAAATCTGGGTATACCCATAGTTGTCATCAAAGCTGTCTGAAAATACGTCAGGTGAACCAGTACCTTCTGCATAAGCAGAGCCAATAATTTGACATCTGTCTTCTGCTGCTACTGCGTCTGAACCTGATGCTGCAGAAACACTAATTACTTTAGCTGTAAAAGAACTGTGTGCACCGTGGTCTGCTGGTGCGTCTTCTACTCTTAAGATTGCGTTTCCGTATGCTGCTGCAGTTTTAACTGCAAGTACCATACCTTTAACTAAAAAGTCAACTGATGCTGCTGTACTGTCTAATGTCTCTACTTCCATAGTAAAAGTAGTACCAGCTGTTAAGCTTGATACTCCACCGAAGTCTGATTTTACTTGGAACTCTCTACTGGTGTAGTCGATTTTTGTTCTATCTTCAAGATAACGAAACAAACTATCATCAGTAGGAAGCTTAGCAGTTTGACTAAGATAAACGAAAAACGGTGATTCTTCTGGTGCTAATTCAGCGATTCTGTCACCAAAATTATATCTACGTCTTTGGTCTGGTCTTTGTCCATAGTCAGCAGCAGTTACAGCTGTATTAAATGAACCTAATGATTCATTAGCTACAGGTATAGCGTTCATTGTGCCTTTTGTAATTGCCATTTTAAATTCCTCCTAAAGAATTTTATTGTTTTTTAATATTACTTCCGATGCTAGAAGTGTTACCTGCACGCATAATTCTACCCCATAAATCATCATCAGCTTTAGGTCTTTCTGGTTGTCCTCCTTGGATTAAACCAGCAGACTTAGGTTTATCCTGAGCCTTTCTAACGCTGTCAATGTTTTGTGAGCTTTTGCTTTCAGGAGTATCACCTCTCCACACCTTAAATAAAGTATCTAGAGGAAGTGTCTCTTTAGGTCTAGTAACAAAATCTACAAACTCGGAAGCTTCTTGATTACTTAATTTATAATCATTTTGAACTTGAAACTTCAAGGTATCTTGTTGTCTCTGTTGTTCTAATCTTCCCATATATGCTTTCATTTTGTCGTCTACTGCACTATCAATCTCTTGCTGTCTCATTTTATATGATTCAGACTGTGGATTTGTATATGCGTCCCAAGGATTAAAATCCTCTGATTTAACTTGTATTTGTTCTTTATCTTGTCCTTTACCCCCTGTTAAGTGGTTTCTAACAACGTCAACCAACTCAGGATTATCCTGAAATAGCTTTGCTACTGGTCTTAATTTGCCTAACTCAGCCTGAGCTTTATCATACATAGACTGGAATTTACGCACTTCATCTGCGTCAGAACTCGAATCTTCTATGATTTCAGGCTCACTTAAGGTATTGTTTTCAGAAGTTTCAGAACCTTCTAAAGTTTCTTCTTGTATTTTTTCTTGCACATCTGCCATTTTTAACTCCTCCGAGATGTTCCTATTCGTCCAATACTATTTCAGGGTTCTGAAAGTTCTCTAACGAGGACGTCACCTCTTGATTTTGTTTTTGTCTTTGTTTTTCTGCGTCTATTTTCAACTGAGCATCTACACCTACTTGTGATTTGTTAAGTTTCGATTTGAACTTCTCAACTTCCACACGTTTTCTATCAGATACAGACTCTCTTTGTGCTGTTTGTAAATCGCCAGAAAGCTCTTTAATTTGGTCTTGTAATTGACCAATAATACTTTGAAGTCTTTGTACTTCTCCTGTTCTTTGAAGCACACCTTCTTTATCATATATTTCTGTTTTCTTTAATGCTTCTACTTTATCAATTAATCCTAACTGATATGCTTCCATATACATTTGATATTCTGCA